GTATACCTTTTAGCAGCACGTTTTGGGAGTTCATATGGTCTACAACCCAATAAATATCTTAAAGCGTCAACTGCGTGATCTTCGTCTTTTGTCTCAAGATCTTCGGGGTTACTCTTAGCATGACGCATCAAAGGCAACGTTCTGACTAGGTTGAAGCAATTATCAAATATTTTAAGGTGAACAACGCCGTCAATAGGTGAGGGGGCCATGTATCGCCTAACGTTCTGCCAGCCACCAATACGTTGATTCTTAGCTCTTTGACAAACAACACCGTTGGTTTGATACTGACCGGCAATTGTTGTTCCCGTTCCGGCTGTATTGTTAAACGTAGAAGGGTCGATAACGGTCATGGCTATAGATTCCGGTTGTCCATTACCCATAACAGATCGTGACTTTACAAGCCTGGCTTGTTCTGCTGCAGTGAGATTTTTAGCGTACGCCTCCCGATAGATATACATAGTCCCATCTGCCGGGTCAAGCGCACCCCATAAGCAGCAGAAAGGGTTGGCTGTACCAAAGTCGATGCCTCTATACCGCTGCCACGATTCCGGTATCTCGAACGAGGGTACGACGTGAATGTTACGTTGAAACTCCGAGAAGTATTGCCCCGTAAACGTATCCCAGTCTCCGAGAAGCTTTTGCCTTCTTTCGGTTTCAGGTAGCATCGAAAGGTGCTTTTTGTAGGTTGGATCAATGTGCGGGTTGTCGACAACAGTTGACGGGACAAAAGCGACGACCAGATGAGTATTGGGATCATGGTCAATTTCAAGGTTCTCAAGCTCTTGTAAATCATCAGGGATCTCAACCAACTTCACGATAGGTGGATCTTCAAATCCATTAGATACATCATAGACCACAATGTATTTACCGTATTGTGTCGGCCCTACAAGCATTTGATATAGGAAGGTATGTCCACGGTCACCGGGGTTTGTGGCAAACATAACGTGGGTACGAACGCCATTTGCTGCCATTTTCTTGCTGGTACGCAAACGACCTGAGATCATAAGCATTTGATACGGGGTAAACTGGGTAGCTTCGTCGAAACCAATAAAATCGTATTCAGCAGACATGAACTGTCCAACGTCTTCGTCACGAGAACAATAGCCGTATTCAATAATGCTTCCATTGCCATACCACCAAGCCTTAACGTTGTCTACAGAACGAAGCACTGCATCAACAATAAGCTGTGCGTAGCGCACCTGTGTACGAATAATCAAAGATCGGCGTAGTTCAGGTAGAGAAGTACGAATCAACAGACTTCTATGACCCGGATGCATGAGGCTCAGTTGATGTACGTGATACGCCAACAACTCGGATTTACCACCGCCGGCCGCACCACCGTACAAAAGCCAGTCAACTTTCTTTAATAACGCATTAGCTCTTAGCTGACGTTCGTTACCTTGCAACGACCAAGCAGTAAGGTCTTCTTCAAGTAGCTTAAGATATTCATCCTGCTCCCTTGTTGAAAGCTGTTTGAACTCGTCATCTGATAACAGAAGACTCATGCGTCACCGGCAACAGCCCTTAAACCACCCTCAACACGACGTTTAGCCTCAAGACGTAGTTCTTCTAATCTAGATTGACGTGTTTCCGGAGTTTCATTTTGTGTACCGGAAATAGTAGTAGCCTGGTTCATCTCAAGACGTAGAATGTCATGCCAGATCTTTGCAATCTTTGTTGCTTCTTCAGCGTTCTTGATTTCCCATTCGCCACCCAAAACACGCAAAGCATGGTCCATCATGATACCAATAGCAAGTTTAGGCAGATCTTCTCTGTCAACACCTTCAGCGATCTTTGACATACCCAGTTTTTTGAGTTGTTCTTGAGCTGTAAGGATTTCTTTGCTGTAGCCGGCGCGAACATGTTTGTCACGCTTTTTGTTTTCTTCACGTGCAATAGTAGCTTTTCGAGCATTCTCGGCAGCATTCTCAGGCGTAAAAGCATACGGCAGAATGTTATTGATTCGTTGCTGTCTAATTTCTTCGTCTGATGATTCTGCCATGTTATTCCGATTTAGCTGATTGCTCGTAAATGTTTTTCCAAATTTGCATTGATAGCTCTGAAACACCCTGAATAGCAGCATGTTCTTCTGAAGTTATAGTTCCAGCGTCGTATGCCATTTTTCCGAGGTTCATAACATATGAACACCCCATAAATATAGCAGAAGCTATGTGTTCAGGCAATGGATCAGGCCAACCGGCAGACAGTAAACCTGCTAGCGCTTGTGCAGATATTGTTGTATCCGGTGCAGCTATCGTTGAAGATAACAACAATTTTGTTTGTTTTGGTGTTGTGTATTTAGTTTCCATCTTGAATGTCCTCGATCTCTCCAATTTCGGGTTGGAATGGGACTCCCAACTTGATTGCCAATGACTCAATCTCAGGCCAAAGGAAGTTGTAAGCGGCGATAACAACATCTCCGGTTGTTTCCCATCGTTCGGCATAAACTGCTTCAAGTTCATCGTCGGAAACATCTCTGTCAACGTAGTCGTCAAGTTCAAGCCATTGGATGGCTTTATTGGCTGCGTCAACTGATCGTCCAAGGAATTCTTCCCAAACGAGTTGTTTATGAGCGGTTTCTTCGTCAAACGGTTCTGACGAATAGTCTCCCTTTGCCATGGTGATAATCCTCCATACATTCCAGCAGTGTCCTCTACTGCCGGAAAACTTAGTGCGTATTCAAGACATTCTTGTCTTACTGGGCATTCATTACATATTGCTCGTGCTTGAGCAAAAAAGTCTTTTCCTTGCGGGTCAGAAGGAAACCAGATGTTGGTATCCGACCCCCTACAACTAGCATCCTGCAACCAATTAGAACGGCTCTTCGTCATCTGATTGTGGGGCTGAGGTCTTGCGAGCCGCCGGCATAGTCGTGGTTGTAGGGATTTCAAACCGTAGGCTCAGCCCACAATCATCGACCAGCACTTCCATATTGGACTTTGTTTCACCACTTTTGGTCTTATATGAGTCAAGCTTGTATCTGCCTGTAACCACGACTCGGTTACCCTTAGCGAAGATCGAAGCGATGTTCTCGGCCTGAGCGCCCCAGGCAACGCACCGGTGCCAAGTTGTCTCTGTTTCTTCACCGTTCTTACGGGTGTCAGCTACGCTAAAGCGTACTTTAGCCTTACCTGATGGTGTAAAGGTTAGTTCCGGATCTTGTCCGAGGTTGCCTACGATTGTGATTAAGTTCATTGTTCCTCCTGGGGGTTATCTATTTTTATCACATCAGTGTTGGAATTTGGGGCATTCCAGTATTCGTCCCCCCAAATATAGGAAGGATGCATACCGAGACGAGTACAAACTCTATCTGCAGTATAGAACCTAATTCCTTGTTTCTTGCGCCATCCACGTAATACGTCACGTGTCACACCGATAGATCGGGCATATTGGAATTCATCATGCTCCGGATCACGGGTGATGCGTTCAAATGGCTCAAAAGAGAGCAATGGCTCCTTAACGGTCATCGGGAGAACTCGTCTTTTGCCTTGAGGTATCTGTCTTGAATTTCAAAGACTCTGCGCCATATAGATATATTGGCAGGGTCATCTTGTAATAGATCAATGGCGTAGCTAAGATCATCAGCAATCTTCTCCCAATTAATGCCACCCCAGTGGTTTGTCCGGGGTTTGTTCATCTTGTTCAGCATTTTCTCTTGCTGGATATTCTCGTGATGAGCAATAGCTTTTTCCTGTGCCTTACGGACTTCGTACCAATCAGCCACGTTCCCACCCTATATTGCTAGCCCGCCAGTTAGTTGGAGAGTCATTGGACTCTACAGCTAAACGGTGATCATGGTCCTCGTACAACCGGACAATGTGGAGACATGGATCGCCGCCGTCTGCCCAGTCTTCTTCTTCATCTGCAGTAAGGGGCAGACCATCGTGGATGTAGCAGATAGCGGGACCGCAGTAACCCATTTCCCAGCCATAACGCAACCATTCTTCATGGTCCAACGCAACTCTAATGACTTGATCATTGTTCACCAAACACCCCCTTCAGGATCCTTGTCTTTGGGCTTTGAGACTGGAGTTGTTCCATCCCACCTAATAATGTCTTCCATAGCAGCTCCTCTGCAGTAGTGTCATTGTGAACAATACAGGCGATTCACCTGTTTGTCAACATTATTTAGAAATTACTTTTTAGGAGGACGAGGGGGTTTTGTTGCAAATGGTGGACGTGGTGCCGGACTACCAGGAGCTTTGGGCACGTTAAGAGGTGGTCGTGGAGGAGGTGGAGAAGGTGCAAACGACGGACGAGGGAACTGACGAGGAGCCGGCGGTATATTAAGACTTTCTCTATAACCTGCAGGCGGTAGACGAGGCACCAACTTGTCTTTAGCTGCTTGTTCTGCTGCCTGACGTTCCGCTATCCTTTTACGCATTTGTTTTATTTGAGCTCTAGTCATTTTAGGTGGTCTTGGAGCGTCAGGGTTGGCACGATAAAAACTCTTTAA